TCAAATATAGTATCTATCACTCACTTTGGCTTGAAATTTTGGTATCAAATTGGAGATGGATTGGCCACTACTCTTTCTGCAACTCAGGCTATTGGTGATTCAACAATTACAATAGCTGATGCTGCTGCAACTTTAGATGAATATATAGGTGGTTTTGTTACAATGTTCAGCACTCCAGTTCAAAGTAGAAGTATTCTCGGTAATACTGCTGTATCTGGTGGTGTCACTGTTATTACTTTGGATGAGGCTTTAACAGCTATTGTAACATCTGGAGCTACTTATACAGAAGTGCTTCACAATCCTTACAGCAATTTGAGACTGACTGCTGGCCCCAGTGGTGGTGATGCAGGTAATGACTACTCTTCTGTAGCTGGAATACCTTGTGCGATTACAACTGTAGCTAATTATTATCTGTGGGTTCAGACATGGGGTTGGAGATGGATAAATCCTCATGGCTCAAGTTTGCAAAATGCAGGTATAACTGGTAGTGAGCGAAAGGTTGTTTTCGATTGTGAGGGTTCAATTACCTTAGAGGATGATGCCGCTCATGGGCCTTGTGCTGGTGGTGAGGATATGCAGCCTGCTGGTTTTATTGTTGACCGAAGTGCTGCAGGTGTCTCTGGGCCTCCTTTGATTATGCTTCAAATTTGCCCGTAAATTGAAACTAAAAAGGCTTTGGGGAGTTGTGCCTGAGAAACAACTCCTTAATATTAGCTTTTAATTTTGGGAGATAAAACTAATGGCTGAAACAAAAGAAAAAACTGGAAAGAAAGAGAAAGATTGCGTATGTGATCCTGGTAATAAAACATATAGCACAGTCGAGGATTATGTTGCCAGAAAATTGAAAGCAGAATTGTATTATTGGAACTCGTCGAGTACGATGCAAAAGAAGAAATGAAACAAGACCCCAGAACAATGGACATTATAAATCCCGAATTGAGAGGGATGCCTTTGCGTGACTATCACGAAGAGCTTAATATTCGCTCAAACAAAGCAGGATATACAACGAGAGAAGGTGGGCCGATTCCACTAAAGATTATGACGAGAGGTTTTGGTGAGTCAAAACTGAACGTTTGGCCACGTGACGAAAACAATAATCTAATAGGAGATTAAAAATGAAAGTTCAAATTTACGATGTGGAAGTGACAGATGAGGTGAGTCACGTAGCAACTCGTTATGCACAGTATTGTCCTGATACAATACCTGTACATGATTATTGTGCTCAGCTTATTCACTTATTGCTCTTCTCACCTGATAGAATGATAGCTGTCCCAGGTACAAATCGCACTATTGACAAGTTGCATCTGGAATCTGTGCTGATTGCAACGGCTTACGAGGGAGGTTAAAATGGCACTGACTCCAAGTATAAGACAACAGCCGTCACCAATTTATAAAGATTGTATGCATGCGTATGCTTCAAATAATGCTGAAGCAACTTTAATAACTGGTTTGGCTGGCAAGAGAATTCGGATTTGGAGATTTCATATATTTTGTGGTACTGCTTCAAAATTTGGTTATGTATATAGTGCTACAAGTGATTTTGGTGCATTCCCTTCTGGTGTGCTTCATATATTGCATTCGACAGATGGCATTCCTGTCTTTACTTGCAATGTTGGTGAGGATTTCAAGATAGCACCCGGAGACCAGACTGATTGGGTGACTTATGTTGTATATTCGATAGAATAAGGAGTAAAATTATGCTTGATGAAAAAACAGGCTATCAAGTTTCAATTACAGGAATGGCTCATGGCACACATGAAGGCAATGGTTATATGGCTTGGTTGTCAACTGCTATAAATGACTTTGATATAGCCAGTCCTTTAGACTTTTTGATGATTACACCTGACTCACCGATACATATTTGCATTCAGGCACTTGGTTGTGCTAATACTGCTGCTGTTATTCAAACCTACGAGGATACAGGGGTGCTTGCCCAATTTAATGTCGCTGGTGGGACGGCTTATATTCCGAGGAATAAAAATAGAAACTCTGCAAAGACTTCAGTAGTGACTCTTACACATACACCGGTAGTGACAGCTGCAACTGTCGATGCTTTGATTCAGGAAAGACATGCAGGCAAATCAGGTGCTCATTTGTCTTATGAAATAATTCTGAGAGCGAATACTGCATATTTATTTAGATTTCTGTCAATGGATGATGACAATGAAGGCAGTTTGAATTTAGATTGGGTTGAATTTGCTGAAAGAGTCCCCTCTGGTTTTGCTGGGGTAATTCCCCCAAATATTTAGGAGTTATTATGGCAGCTTCAGGAAATTATATAGTCGAATCAGACGTTGACAATTGGGATACATCTATTGATGCAACTGAAGATTTTGCTACAACTGATGTTGTAATTGCCACAGAGAAAATAACAGTAACTAACGATATTCCAACCTGTACTGAATTGAAGTTTAGTTCAACAGGTGCAGTGCCAGCTCCATTAGTAACTGGCACGGTATATTATGCAATCAATGTTGATGCTACACATATACAAGTTGCTTTGACTCCAGTTTTGGCTGCTGCCGGCACAGCTATTGACTTAACAGATGTAGGTTCAGGAACGCATACGCTTGACATTGGGAGTGGGGATAGTGAAGCAGAAAGACAGGAGATAATTGATAGAGCTGAGCAGCTTATTGAGAATATTACCAAAGATTATTTTTATGAGAAAGATTTTGTTATCTATCGTGATGGTAACAACAAAGATAAATTATTTCTTGGCTTAGTTCCACACATTCTTAGTGTGACTGAGATACAACTTTTTGGTATTGTGCTGAGTGATACTTGGTACACTTTCGATATTGACTCAGTATATCTTGACCCAGAAGCAGCGACTGGCGATGAACTGCCTGAATTGCTCTTGCGAATGAAGTATAAAACAAATCTGTTTCCGAGTGGAATGGGCAATGTCAAAATCACTGGTACTTATGGTTGGTCTGCTTGTCCGGTAGCGATTAAGCAGGCAGCAATTATTCTTTGTCGCTATGAGAATGACAATACTTTATATTCTGCTCATAGTGGCAGTTTGAAATCTGAAAAATTAGGTGACTACGCATATACAATGGCTGATGGCACAAGTGCAAAAAATTCTACTGGAATTGATGAAGCTGATGCTCTTCTCAAAAATTATATTCGCAGACGACCGATGATGGGAGTTGCATGAGTCTCACAACTTTGTACAACATAAAAGTGAATGTCATTAGAGTCACTAAAACTGCTGATGCTCTTGGTGGTTGGACAGAAGTCAATAATGTTCTGCATGTTAATCTGCCTTGCAGATTTAATCATAAGCGTGGAACTGAAAAAATATTCTTTGCAAAGAACAGTTATTTCAGAGATATAAAAATGTATTGTGCAGTAGTTGACATAGATCGGAAAGACAGAGTTGTATATGGTAGTGCGACTTATGAAGTAGTTGACATTAGTAATGTGGGTGAAATGAGCAGGTATATGGCTTTGGATTTGAAGTTGATTGCATGAGCGAAAACAAGCTGAAAATGGTCGATAAGTATAATAAGACGTATTTGCTTGCAAAATCGACTGGCAAGCGTGCTGGACGGCTTAAATCGAGTGTTATAGAGTGGTCTAATGAGTAAAAAAGACGAGAAAAAGCTTATTAGTCTAACCGATAGGGTTGTTAAGCTAATTGCCAGAATTTACGAAGTTCAACAACAGCTTACAAAACTTGAAAGTGAAGCAGATAGTTTGCTGAGAAAACTACTGAAGAGAAATGGCTAAGATAAAAGATAATTCAAAAGCTATTATTGCAGAGAGTGACAGGTTGATTAAACAGAAACTTGAAATTGCTGCTCTGATGGTTGAAAGCACTGCAAAGCTGCCTGGATATTGCCCAGTTCTCACAGGCACAGCAAGACGAAGTATAACTCGATTTATTGAAAAACGCAGAGCGATTGTTGGTAGTAATGTTGAATACTTTCCTTATATCGAATTGGGCACAAGTAAAATGCCTGCACGTGCTCCGTTACGCAGAGCCTTAGAGACTAATCAAAATAGAATTAGAAGACTTTTCGGTGTGCGATGAACGATTTGTTTGCTGCAATAATAACTCATTATGATGCTGACCCATTAGCAGTGTCATTGACAGGTATGTATAACACTGAAGCACCACAGGAAGCTGTGTTTCCTTATGGTGTATTTTCTTTAGTTAGTAATGTGCCAGATTGGACTTTCTCAGAAAACTTTGAGAATTGCTTACTTCAGTTTAATATATTTAGTGATAAGATTAGTCCAGTTGAAATTTGTGCTTTATATGATTTATTGAAAGGAGATATTGGTGTAGGAACAGGATTTGATTTTTTGGATTTGCCAATTACTGATTACGAGGCAATTAGTTTAGTTAGAGAGAATGCAATATTGCTTCGAGTTGAAAATATTTGGCAATACACTGTGACTTATAGAATATTGCTGCGAGAAACAGGAGAAGCAGCAAAAGCGTTAACCGTTGGGATGTACAATTTATTAGGCTTACTTTAAAGGAGAAATATTATGTCAGAAAAAGCCGGTTACAAAGGTGCAGTATATTTTGGAGCTGTAAAGATAGGAGGCTCAACTTCTTGGACATATTCAGGTGCTACTCGTAATATGCTTCCAATTGACCAACTTGGTGATGAAGTCATTACACATATTCCGGGTCAGATAGAAGGTGGTGAGATTACTATCACAGGTAATTATCTGATGGATTCGGATGCAGGACAGCAGTTGACTAAGACAAGATTTGACGATGGTGGTCAAATAACGGATGTGAAGTTGTATATGAGTAAAACAGATGATGTTTATATGACTCCAGACGATAGTACAACTCCAGTATCTTTTGCGACTGTCACTAACAATGATAATGTTGGTGACGAAAAATCGGGTGTTGGGACATTTACTTGCACTTTGAAAGTGAGTGGAAAACTCAAACCAGTTTATTAAAAATTGAAAACTAAAATTGTTTGAAATAAAGGAGTATAGTTATGGCTGCAACAAGTACAGGATTGACAGGAAGAGGTAGTATCGTTCTTGATATTCACCACAAAAAGCAAATTGACCTTAGTGAATCTTTGGATTCGCTTAGTGTTAATTGTGGTGTCAACTGGAGCTTTGGCACAGGTGCAAATCAAGCAAATATGCTTTATCATGGCTCGTTGACACGTGAAGATGATTCGGCTGTAATTGACATTTCAGGCACTGACATTCAGGATGCATTTGGTGAGGATTGTGATTTTGCAGCTTTGAAATTACTCTATATCAAAAATACCGATGCAACTGAAAAGTTGTTGCTCGGTGCTGATGCTAATCACATTGGTATTTTTGCGACCTTGGCAACTGATGTGTTGGAAATCGCACCAGGTGGATTCTTCTTATGGTGTGATCCAAGTGCGGCAGGTTTGGATGTCACGACTAACAAAAATCTGGCAATTTTGGCCGAAACAACAGAGATTACTTGTGATATTGTTTTGATGGGCTTGGCCACCTAAATAAAATTTAAGAAAGAAGGAGATTTAAGATGCCGAATTTTAATTCAGAAAATCCAGGAACGTGGTTCTACTTTAACCCTGATGACGAATCGCAGGGTGGTGTCTGTTTACGAGAGCTTTCATCAGATGAAAATCGGAGAATCGAAAAGTTGACCACCAAGCATAAGAGAAAAATCATGCGTGGTCAGCTCGTAGATGATGTCAAGGTGGATGAGGAAACAGCTTCCAAACTCCGCTGGCATTTTTGCATTACCGATTGGAAGGAAGTGTCTCTCGATGGGCAGGAATTAGAATGTACAAATGATAACAAAGTTAAGATGATGAAAGTCATTGACTTTGTAAAGCACGTTGTTGATTCACTTGAGACACTGACAGGGATGAATAAATCGCTTGAAGAGGCAAGAGCAAAAAACTTGCTGAGTGGTTTGAACGGCAACTTAACAAACCAGACTGTGAAGCCTGCATAGAACTTTATGAAGAAAAAGGCAGAGAACCACCTTGCGAAAATTGTTGGGTAGAATTGGATGAATCTAATGTTGAGACTTATAATATTTATTTGCTTGTTAGAAATCAAGTGAGAGTGTCACCAATGGGTGAAATAATAAGTCTTGACCATAAAGC